GAAGAAGTTATTACTGCACCGCTTTTCAATGGAGAAGTTGAACTCACTGGAAAGCTTGATATGCGTGTACGTCGCAAAGGTGATGGCGTTCGTATGTTCCGCGACTTTAAAACTGTTGGCGGTTCTTTAAGCGAGTTTGCAAACCTTGCACCAATGAATGAACAGATTTTGACTTACATGCTCTTGGAATCCACCAAGAAGGATGAGTCAGAACGCTCAGATGGAGGCATCTTCACAATGTTGAAGAAGGTCCGACGTTCTGCAGCGGCACGTCCGCCGTTCTACGACCAAATCGAAGTACGGCACAACATCTTCACCCTACGCTCCTTCTGGGACCGTCTACACGGCACTATTGCCGACATGATGCGTGTTAGAACAGCATTGGATGAAGGTGAGAACCCAGCTTTCCATGCGTACCCACGCCCTTCGCGTGACTGCAAATGGAAGTGCCCATTCTTCACTGTTTGCACACTTGTTGATGATGGCAGTGCCGCAGAACAAGCAATCAGTGATAACTTCGTAGTAGCAGATCCATATGCTTACTATGGTCAAGAAGAAACTAAAGGAAACGAGTGACGCATGAGTGAAATCCAACGGTCTCTGACCGTAATGGTTTACGGAGAATCAAAGGTTGGTAAGTCAACTTTTGCCGTAACCGCACCATACCCACGACTCATGCTTGACGTTGAAGGCGGACACAGATTCTTGCCTATCGTCGTTAAGTACTGGGACCCACTGCGAGAGGAACCACCTGTAGCAGATGGAACTTGGGATACCTGCGTAGTCACAGTACGTGATTACGACACGGTGATTAAAACCTATCAATGGTTACAACTTGGTAAGCACCAATTTAAGTCATTGATTATTGACTCTATTTCAGAGTTACAAGTTAAGTGCATGGACAGCATCGCTGGAAATGAGCAGATGAAGATGCAGCAGTGGGGCGAGTTGCTTCGCCACATGGGTGGTCTTCTACGTGACCTCCGCGACCTAACAATGCACCCAACTAACCCACTCGAGGCTGTTGTTCTTACAGCAATGTCTCGTGTGACTCAGGATGGAAAGCACAGACCTTACCTACAGGGTCAGCTCGCTATTCAAGCGCCATATTTCTACGACATTCTTGGCGCTTTGGCTATCGAATCTTTCCCAAATCCTGACCCGCTCTCACCTCCTTACAAGGTTCGTCGTATGTACGTTGAACGCACAAATGAGTATGAAGCAGGAGAACGAGTTCAAGGCCGATTGGGCTCGATTGTTGAGCAAGACAAACTATCTATTGATGTCATGCTCGACACTATTTTCGGACCAAAACAAGTACCACAAACAGAACAAACCACCACTACTAAGAAAGAAGCAAACGCATGAGTACTCTCAATTGGGCAGACCTCATTAAAAATGCAGGTGAATCTGCATCCTATGAGCCACTACCAGATGGCGACTATGACTTGAATGTTGTAGAAGCCGTTGCAAAGGTAACGCAGTCTGGTAAGACAATGTTCTCGCTTAAGGCACAAGTTGAATCTGGTGCTTTTGCAAAGCGTCTTGTTTGGGACAACCTAACAATTTCGCCTGAGAACCCAACAGCTCTCGGAATCTTTTTCCGTAAGATGAGCGCACTAGGTCTTGCAAAAGACTTTTTCGACCGTGCACCATCAAATGCACAAATTGAAGCAGCACTTCAGGGTCGACGCTTCCGTGCTCAGATTGGTCAGAAGACTTATCAGGGTAACAAGAAGAACGAAATTAAGAACTACTACCCAGCAGCGGGTGGAGCAACTGCAGGAGCTGCAGTACCACCAGCACCAGCTGCAGCGGCACCAGCCCCTGCACCAGCCCCTGCACCTGCACCAGCACCAGCTGCTGCACCTGCGGCGGCACCAGCAGCACCGTTTTAAGGTGACATCTGTGTTAGAGCCGCCCAACGTTTAGCGTTGGGTGGCTCTTCACATAAATGAAAAAGGACATTATGAAAGTTTTAATTACTGGGTGTACTGCACAACAAGCCTCTAAGAAGCATGCAGAAAGAACCCCTACTTTTAGTAATTTACTAGGTCAAAATTTTAAAAATGCTGGTATTGACGTTACTTTTGCTTCTCCTCAAATCAGCTGGGAAAAGTCATACTTAGAGGAGTTTGATTTGGTAATAGTTGGTGTTGCTCCAACAACCAGCATCTCTGCTAACAAAATTTATCCTGCTTTTATAACAGCAAATAAGTGTAGAGAGATAGGAAATCTGTCTCTTTTAATTGATGCCCCAGAAAGTTTTAAAATCCCACCTTCGTTAAATGCTTGGACCAACGAAGCGTCAACTTTCAAAAGTTTTTACGACAGAAGAAAAAGTTATTCCGATGTTGTAGATAATCCAGAGCTTAAAGCCGAGATTAAGAGTTTGTCCCAATCAAACAAGACGTTTGGGAAGTTGAATCAGAGACTCTTACTCACATCCGTGGAGCAGTCGGAACGATTGTATCTACCTATAGAAATAATGAATCTTGGTGGTCTCCTGCACTTGCTCAATCTCTGTCTCAGGGGGTTCCTGTAGTTCACGATTGGAAAATTACTGGGTACATGGGAGAAGAGTGGAGACATCTTGCAACAAGCGTAGAGCTTATGGACACAGTGGAACGAACAGAGTTGGCTTTTAGTCAAAAACAATCATATCTTGATCAACTCCCTAGCCAAGATGATATAAACGAAAAATTAACTAAAACACTAAAACAGTTAGCTTAAACCTTTACTAAACAACTAAAAACTAATACACTGTATGAAAGGAGGTCAAATGTCAAAGTTAGACATGGATTGGGTTAAATCCCAATTACAGGCAGCTAAGGTAAGAAAGCCAGTTGGCGATGCCACAATGAAATTAATCGAACTGATTGAGTCTTTAGACCTTACTCCTGAATTTAAAAATAAAGCAATTGACATGTTTGCTTCACTAGCAAAAGGTCACATTGTTGTTAAAGAAAATAAAAATGAAACTTGGATTCCAGTACAAGCAGGTTTTATTAAAGTAGCCGAACAAGTACGAGTCAAAGCTAATGCTTTTGATGGAGAGCTCGGATCAATTCACAACGGACGTCGAGGCGTTGTTGTGGGTGTTAGGTACGGAGACGTCATTATTAAAAGTAATGATGGTAAAGAACCTGTTCTTGACGGGGCTCACTACCCACCAGCTAAATTAGAGAAGCTGGTCTTGACATGAAAAGTATTACCCTGAACATAACAGTTCAGGGTGATAGTTATGAAGAGCTTCGTGAAAAAGCTGACATAGCTATTGCAAAATTTTTAGGGACTAATGACGAAGGAGATGATTTTTTTGACGAAGAAGACACTCCAGAAAATTTTCAACAAGTCAATTACGAACTAATAGTCACTCAAAAAGAAGACATTACGTCTGTATACGAATACTCTGCACAAGTGATTGCGAAGGTAAAAGATGTCAGAAAATGAAGTAACACCCCCACGCATAGAAGCTCTTAGAGAAGCAGCTCGTATCATCTCTACTGATAGAAACACCAATTATGGAGACCCTGAAGATAACTTCGACAGAACAGCAAAAATTTGGTCTGTAATTCTTGGAATTCCTATTTCAAATGAAGATGTAGCAATGATGATGGTGGGTTTGAAAATGGCTCGCTATGCAAATAAAGGTGATTTCCAACCAGACACATGGATTGATATTGCTGGCTATGCTGGATGTGGTTATGAAGTAGGACTTCGAGAAGACAAGAAGAAGAAGGGATAAATTCTAAATGATTCGTCCGCCTTGGCAGTATGAAGACCCCCTTTGTGCTCAGGTAGGAGGAAACTTCTTTTTTGCTGAAGATAGAGATGAACCCAGTTTGCCAGGAACACCAGAGATAAATTACGAAGGTGCTAGAAAAATCTGTAAGAGTTGCGCACATCTTGTTGAATGTGCTTTGTGGGGATTAGAAAACGAAGAGTTTGGTTTGTGGGGCGGTTTAAGCCCTGCCGACAGGAAGCATATAAAGAGCAAACGTAGGCCATTCCCCTACAAGAAAACAGCGTAAAATTATTGTATGAGCGGTGGACCTATAGTCACTCCTACACCAGTGTGTGAACAGTGCTGGTTAAAAGAGCACGCCCGCTGGGAGCCACACAGTATGGATGACCATGGCAACATTAAAATGGCTTTATCAGGTGTAGATGTCCCCCAAAAGATAAATACAGGAACAGTTGAAAGTTGCTCCATTTGCGGGAAAATAACAATCGCTGGGATTTTTGATGTAAAAGAGCACAAGATTGTATTCTCTGCGGACTCTGAAGAGCCTCGAATGTATGAGGAAGATGAGTACCAAGAAGACGAACTTGGTGGCTACTATGGAGAAGATAGGGAGTAGTCATGAAGGATAAAAGAATCGGCGAGTCCCTCTGGATTCATTGGGATGGCGAAGGCTACATCGAGCAAAAGCTTTACACTGATAGCATTTATTATACTAAAGAGCATGTTGATCTTGAAAATGAGCTAGTTCGCAGAGGTCTAGCATCAACGCTGCAAAGAGACGGCATAGTTGATTCTCTATCAGATGGCTTCAATTCAATTGTGGATTCACATGTAGAAATTGGTTGGGCAGGTATTATAGAAGGAGAAAATAATTACACCTTCTGTGATGCAAATGGTGAAACCGAGTACGGTGAGTATGTAGAAGAAGTCTTTGAGTTTACTTGGGTTGAATTATAGTTTTATAGTTTTATAGTGTGTTGCTTGCTTATTTTATGGTTCTATAGTATATAGTCTAATATGTGTGGAAACCAGCTAACAACATAGAATGGCAGTCTGAAGCCCTTTGTGCTCAGCCTCAAAATACTCATTTCAAAGACTGGTTTTTTTCTAAAGACCCTAAGCAAAAGTACGATGCAAAAAACCTCTGCTACGAATGCCCTGTACGGGCTCAGTGTTTGCAGTGGGCTTTAGAGCACCGACAGATTTGGGGTACGTGGGGTGGCAAAGACGAGAGCGAGATACGTCGAGCACTCTCTGTCTCTTACAAGGGTGAAGAGATAAAACGCCGTAGATACCCGCACTGTCCTTATTGTTCAGCTCGTCCGTCAAAGCTAGAAACAAGTTCTCAGGAAATTCCTGGTGGTGGTAGGTGGACTGTCGCCAAGATAGTCACATGTACGGTATGTGGCTTTTCTTGGCGCAGTCGAACTAGCGTAAATGCTATCGAAGCTTATAAACAAGAGCGTATTGATAAATCTGAAAAAAGAGCACGCATTCGAGAGAAAAAAGCTCTAAAGCTGGAGAAAAAGCGTTTAGCTAAAAAACTTAAGAAGCAACAACTTAAATAATAAAGTCTTTCGGATTCATCTCAAAAGGTCTACTATTTTCATGTGCTTTTCGCATGTCTTCTCTAAAAGCTCTGTAGTGGTTTTGAGCGTATTCAAATTGGTCAAACTGAACTAACTCATCCATCGCTTGCTCTCTGGATACATATCCAAGACCAGCTAATGTCCACTTCCACAGAGAATCAACGCCCCAGAAATCCATAAAATGAAGAACACTTGGGATTCTGCTCTTTGACCTCTCGATGTAGTTTTCTACAGCAGGAGAGGTAATCTTGTCGAACTTAATAGTTTTCCAGAACTCAGAATCTTCTCTTCCACCTTGATAGTGGAACACTGTAAAGTCTTTATAGTATTCATACATTTTTTCAGTTTTAGCATTGTATTTTTGTATTGAGGCAGGGTTTAAAGTTTTCTCTTTTGTATCTGAAAGATATTCTTGACAGAAACTAAAGATTTGCATAATAGTTGCATGAATACTGGTTGCCTCTAAAGGTTCAATAAAAGAGCTTGCAAGGCCAACTACTAAAACATTGCCTTTCCAAAATTGGTCCACTCGGCCTGATTCATATTTAATATGCTTAATTGGCTCGATAGGATGCCCCATAATTTTTTCAGCTTCTTTTTGAGCTTCATCTTCAGAAATAAACGCACTGCTATAGACATACCCACAACCTCGGCGGCCTCCTGTAGGAGTTCGCCACATCCAACCAGAAGAGAGAGCTTCTGCAACTGTTACAGGTTGTACTTTTTCTTCTTCTTTGTATGGAACTATAAAAGGCATAGCTCTGTCTACAAGAAGTTGGTTTTTGTAGTCTGTCCACCCAATACCAACTTTGTTTGCCAATAATCTAACAAATCCAGTAGCGTCAATGAAGAAATCTCCTTCAATAACTTGACCATCTTCGATAGTCACGCTTTCAACTAGACCATCGCTAGTGACAGTAACATCCTTGATAATTGAATCTATATGAGTAGTTTTTGTGGTTGTAGTTATATACTCTCGTAAAAACTTAGCTACTTTGTGGGCATCAAACTGGAACCCATAACCTCCAGAAGGTGGGAGTTTATTTAGATCATAAGACTGCCCTAATACAGAAGATAGATAAGCTTTTTCAGGACCAAACTCTGCTACAACATAATTAAACAGATGGTCAGGAGAGCGCTTAGAAGTTTCTGAGCCGTTAATTGGTGCCCAATAAGAGCCTTTGTCTTTAGCCCAGTTGATGTGCTTAAGTGCATACTTAGGTACAGCATCGACTTTCTTAGCAAACTCTGCAAAATCAAAAGCCACTTTGTTTGGATTTATTGTTTGATTATTTCCAAATAAGGTAGAGCCATCTAATACATCATAGAGAAGACCGCTTGTAGCCTCTCCAGCTCCAATAATTCCTATTTTTTGTGATTCTATAACCACTACTTCATGAAACTTTGGGTTACTAGAGTGAATGGTTAGAGCGGTAAGCCATCCAGCCGTTCCACCACCGCAGACTACAAATTTCACTAGACACTCTTTTCTTCTGGATTTATAGCGCTAAGACAGAATTTAAGGTTTTCTGCAAGTCTTTCATTATCTGGCTCGATGCTAAAAGCGTTCTTTGCATGCTCTACTGCTTCTTCAAACTTACCTAAATAGTAAGCAGAAATTGCAGCAAAATCATGCGGGGCTGCTCCCCATGCTTTTGCTTCGCACAAATACTCTAAAGGTTTTTCAGCAATAGCGATGGCATCTTTAGCTGCCTCATAACACTTCTGCCAGTCCTTGCGTTGATAGTACAACTCTGCTAAATCAACAAAAGGTTCACGGCGTCCTGGAGCTTGATCAATAGCCTTACGGAACCAAATCTCTGCCTCTGCAGGAAGGCTCTTACCAATAAAACGCATTGATGCAGCACGCTCTGGTGCCCATCGAGCTGTTGGGAGTTCAAGGTGTCGCTTTAGCTCTACTGCTGCTTCTTGGTAGCGACCATAGAAATAAAGTTCTCGACCATAGTAGAACGCATTGCGGTCGTTGTATGGGTCTTCTTGAACAGAGAGAGCCAGCAAGGGTAGATACTGAGAGCGCGATTTTGTTGGGTCTGGGTGATGGTGAGTTTCTAAACCTTCAATCCATTCTTGCACTTCTTCGCGTCCGTAAACATATAGACACTCATGCACTGGATGACGCCAGCGGTAATTTTTCCGAGTGTGGATGTGGTCGTAGCTGAATTCCAAACCTGGAGTTCCATCATCATTCCAAGACCAAATGTGCTTATAGCGAGGACGTGTTACTCCACGTTGCCATGCAGCTTCAAGCAGTGGACGCCAGTTAGGAGTAATTACTTCATCCATATCAAGGGAGATACACATATCAATATCGATTGGTAAAGCTGCCATTGCTGCGTTTCTAGCGTCATCAAAACGCCAAGGGGATACTCGAACATCAACTACATTAATTCCAAGCTCTTTTGCACGCTCAACGGTGCCGTCTGTGGAGCCTGTATCGGCTATTAACAAGTAATCAGCTTCTTTTGAAGCTTCATACCATTTATCAACAAACTGTCGTTCATTTAATGCGATTGTGTATATAGCTACTTTCATGTGAGCACCCTATCTTATTTTTCTATACCAACGCTGATACCCGTCAACTAAAAGTTCGAGTCGGTCTGAATAAATTGTACTAAACGCGTCTATTGCCAATTTTGGCTCGTTTAAATAGCCAAGCCCAGCGGACCATTGATAGTCATCAAAAGCTATTATTCCATTTACATTTAAACACTCGTAAGCGCTTATTGCATCCTTTATTACACCATAGGAAGTATGGTCTCCATCAACATACACAAAGTCATACTTCTCTAGATTATTTTTAAAGAACCAATCACTTGTAGACTTGACTTTAATAATTTTTTTGCTCTGCTGCCCTACTAAAGTTTTTACATCATAAAAACTTTCTACAGACTCCCAGTTCATCTGATTATGAACAGGTTCGTCAGAACCCTCCCACGTGTCCACATCAATCAACACCGAGTCTGGGTTGTGACGTAGTATGTTGTCCCAAAGCCACACAGAAGCATCCCCTGTGTATGCACCTATTTGCAACATTCGAGCAGGTTTATTTAAAAACTCTAGTAGATGGTTTTTAAAGTTCTCTTGACCATCATTTTCAAACCAGTTGGGATATGTCATTTTCGTCCTTTCGTGAAATAGCTTACCTTAAATTACACGTATGGGGTAGCACCGCTATAGCTTGAGTGGGGGGTTCCAGTCCAAAATCCGTCTAGTGAGCCATCAAAATAGGTCCCCAAAGTAGAAGACCTTTCTGCCATAACAGAGTCAACAAAAAATACGTCTGTATTAGATGCTGAAGTGGTCACAATTCTTAATGCAAAAAAGTTAGCTCCAGAAGTTCTAGTAAAAGACCCGCTCAATCTAACCCAGCCGTCAGCACTAGTTAGAGCTTGAATTCCAATATTTCCACTAGATATAGCAGCTGAAGCAGTGCTTGTAGTGTATTGAAGATGACGAAGATAGTAGGTCGCATTGTCATTTAGAGTGTCAAGTTTCACATAAGCGCTGACAGTCCACTCTTCTGCGGTGTCAATAAATGCAATTCTTTCGACTGTTTGAACACCTCCTCCAGAGGTGTTTGTAACTTTAAGACAAGCCGAACCTGTGTTAAATTCGTTTGTATCTCTTACTAATGTAGTCCCAGCAAAAGGTGTCCAGTCAGAGATATCTACTTCAAAAGTCGGGTTTTTAATATAATTAACCCTGTAATCTAAATTAAAAGCTTCGGCAGGATTTTTTAAATAACCTGCACCAGCAATAGACCCGACATTTATTGGCATTTTAAACTAGCGCCAAGTCTCCGACGAGAATCCACTCGTTAGTTCCAATTTTTACCGCAGAAGCTACAGAGTAAGGAGCTCTCAATTTATTAGTTGGAGTTGCTCTCACTGTCACACCGACTGCTCCAGCAATGGTGAGCTGACCTGCTCCATACTGAATAAAATCGATTTTCTGACCGTCTTGAAAAGCAACTGATGCCTCAACAGGTATTGTTGCGACCATAGAAGCGCCGCTATCACATTTTAAAATTTTTCCAGCATTAGTTAGCTCTAAAATAAAAGAAGCGCTTTTTGTAACGATAGGTTGAGCAGTTGACCAATCTCCCTGAGGACCAGTTATACCTTGAGCTCCAGTTGGTCCAGTAGGCCCAACAAAGCCAGTAGGTCCTGTAGGTCCAGTGGCTCCAACAGCAATAGGCTTCCAAATTTGATCGTTAAGATCATATTTTTTTAAGACTGGCATTTTATTCTCCTATTGACTCTTAAGGTAGGGCGTGCGTCCACAGTGCACGGTTAGAAGCTGTTATAGAACCTGCAGAAATAGAACTTGGTAAATCTGTCTGAGCAGCAACTAGACCTGTAATTCTTGGAGGTAAAGCCAAGATTGCGTTAACACCAGCAGATGCAACATGTGCGTGACCAATAACTGTAGGAAGCGTTTGTGTGCTCACCAGTACAACTGCATATGCATACAAATTACCAGCTGTCTTGGTAAATGATGAAGTTAAGTTAACTTCAAAAGCGCTGTTAGCGGTTGAAAAAATTGATGTGTCGTTTGCAGTAGACGCTACCAAAGTTAAATCTCCAGTAGAGTCATTTACTGAATAGATTCCATATTTCACTAGTGTTGGGGTTGCACCAGCAGCAGTACCGCAAGCCATAGAAAGTTTTGTAATAGTTTCTGTTTTGATTGCTCGACGATAAGTTAGAATAAGGTTTCCTGATGCTCCATATGCAACACCAGTGAGTGGAGCTTTTCTATCAATGCTGCCTTCACCATTAGTTAGAACGTCTAAATCACCAAGTCTTGTATTCAAACCTGTAATTTGACTTGTAGCAAGAGTTAACTCATCACCGCCACCGACAGCGTGCGTTGCAGCGTGAATAAGAATTGCTGAATCTACAGTTGTATCCACCCAGATACTTGATACATCGGCTGGAGGAACTGCACCAGAAACTATACCTGTCTCACCAATAGAACCTGTTGGACCAGTGGGTCCCTCAGGACCAGTTGGACCAGTAGGTCCAAGTGAACCTGTCGGACCTGTTGGACCAGCAGCACCAGTAGGGCCTCCTGGTTCACCAGCAGGACCAGTAGCACCTGTTGCACCATCTGCTCCACCAATACCCTGAGGACCAGTCGCACCAGTAGGACCAGCTGGGCCAGTTACACCAATTGGACCAACAAGCGCCCACTCTTGGTTAAGGTCTGACCATGCGTAAACAAATTCTGAAGCAACAACATAAGCATCTCCAATTGCACCAATTGGGTTATCAGCTTGAAGAAGATTAAGAGTTGCATATGTTCCAAGAATACGAACGCTAGACCCCTGAGGACCAGTAGGTCCCGATGGGCCAGTAGGACCAGATGGGCCAGCAGGACCTGTAGGACCTGAAGGAGCAATACTTGCTACAGTATTAAATCCTGAACCCGTATAAAAATTAACTTCCTGAGTATCAGAATCAATCCAAATATCTCCTACAGAAGGAAATCCTGGTTGATTTGAAGAATAAGTTATATTTGCTCTACCAGCTTGGTCATAAACAAGAGTTGCAGAAAAATTAGCAAGAGATGTGCTGGACTTAACCCAAATTTGGTCTCCAGCATTTAAAGCAAATCTAAATGTCTCAAAAGATTGGCCCACAGAAACAGCCAAATTGTCGACAATGTAGGAACGAGTTGCCTCTACACCGAGGGCTTCGGCTGGTTCAACATAGATAGTAACAAGACTCTGAATATTAGCTCTGTTTGAAACAATTACAGAAGCAACACCAACTGTGTCGTTGGTAGCAAGCAGAGTAGCTATGTTTGCATTGGGAGTAGCAAGACCTAAGCGTTTTGCTGCCATTTGTCGCTCCTTACTTCGTCAGCTTTTCTCATAATTATACCTTTAAAATCCTATACCGTGGCTCTTTGGAAGGAGAATTTTCTTTGTGAAGCCATAGGTACGTAGGCTATCAGGTTAGCCCCGCCATGTACGCTATGGACATTCGTATAGTCGTTTGTAAGGTCTGTCTTAAAAAGACTAGAAAATGACTTATCTTTGATGAAGTTAATGACCTGTCTTGGGGTCCAATCTGGGTGCATTTGGTATACAAGAGCCGCTATCCCTGCAATTTGAGGAGCTGCCATGGAGGTGCCAGACAAAAGTTGTTGTTTAAAAGACCCATTTAAAAAGTATGGGTAGTTAGAGTTATCGTCATTAACTTGGCTCATTGCACTCATAATTCTTGACCCAGCGGCATAAACTGTCACTCCTGGACCAGAGTTACTAAAGTTTGACTTTCTCTCTGTAGAAGTTCCAGTGACTGTTTGATGGTCAATAGAACCTACAGTGAAAACACTCTCTCGTGCTGTAATACTAGCTCCTGGTGTACCACCTCTATGATATGTAAAAGCACCGAAGTCAGTAGTGATGTAATTGTTGTAATCAATTCCACCTTGGACATCAATTTTTATGTATTCATTTCCAGCAGCGTTGACAAATAAAATTCCAGCTTCAGCACCAGTTCTAATGTCAGCATCAACAGCAGCAACTCTAAATGGGTATCTATAAGTAGATGGGGCAACAAGAGCACCAGTGTGACCTTTTGCAGTGTCTAATACAGTACCTTCCCAAGTAACACCTCGGTAGGCTCCTCCATTTATAGCATAAAGAGTTTCTGACTCATCTAGTCCAAATGAAAAAGCTTCTAAATCAGCTCTATGAAATACCCCGTACCCCCAGCTGTTGACAACAACAGTAGGTCTTCCATTTGTTTTGTTGTTGTGCCAACCAATTAGTACATCAAAAGCGGTGTCAACATCAAAACCTGATCCAGGGTCGCTTGGAGCTTTCAAGCCCTCAAGCTTTATAGAATAAATTCTTGCATTTTTTGCCCATCCAAAATTAAGACCAGCAACAGTCGCCGCCACATGGGTTCCATGACCGTCATAGTCTTGATAAAAGCCAGAAGGCATACTTCCAGAGACACCACTAACTGCAAACCAATCTACAAGGTTTACTCTGCTTGCACCACTACCGTCAGGGTATAAAAACTCTGGATGATTGGCTTGAATACCACTATCTATGATGACAACATCAACGTTGGAACCATCTAAAACATAGTCATAGGTTCCACCTGGGTCTAGAAGGCTGGTTCCATAAACATTTGCTGGCTTTGAATGTCTTAACAATCCCCAGTTAACTTTAGGACCAGTCTCATTTGTAGTTTTATCAAAAGTTCCAGTTTGAAAAGCTAACTTTTGTGGTTTAAAAATGCTTAAGTCTTGTACATCAGAAACGCGAGGGTCTTGTCTTAGAAACTCTGCTTCTCTATCTGTTAGCCAGTATGAAGTGTTTAGAGGGTTTTCTGGTCTCTCGTTTGCCACTTCCACGGCTCTAATAGGGATAGTAGTTAAATTACTCCCCTCAGTAAGCAGAGCATCCCACACAGCATCAGTAAGCTCTAAACTTTCTGTAGTAACTGTGTACTCTTTGTATTCACTCATGTACCAGTCCTATTAGATAGCCGAGATATCTTTAATTACGATAGTGTTGCCCATCGCTGGGTGTGACAAACATTGATATCTATATCCACCAGTAAGGTTTTGTCTGATTCTCCAATAAAGAGTTCCTGAGCTCTTACCTTGAGCATTTGAATCGGTAGAAACAACACCATTTGTGTCTACGTGGACTAAACCTTCACTAAAGTTGTTTCCATCTGCTGTTTGGATTGCAAATGGGTGACCAGCATTAGCAAGATTGAAAGCAATAGTAGTTCCAGAGATAGCATAAATTGTTGGGTTGTTAGACAATCCGTAGTGACTTGTAAATCTATAGGCAGTTGTACCTTGATTAACAACTCGTAGCATAGTAATTGCTGGTTCATAAATTTCATCAACAGTTACTGAAGCAGAAGTGATGTCATTCAAAGAGCCAAAGTTAGTAGTACCTGCTGGTCCTGTAGGGCCAGTAACACCTTGTGAACCTGTAGGTCCAGTAGGTCCTGTTGAACCGACTGCTCCTGTTGGTCCTGTTACTGCAGGGCCTGTAGGTCCTGTTGAACCGACTGCTCCTGTTGGTCCAGTAGGTCCACCAGATGGACCTGTAGCACCTGTTGGTCCAGTAGGTCCTTGACCAGTTCCTTCAATCTCAACCCATTGAGTTCCGTTGTAGTAATACAACTGGGATCCAATTGGTGCATCACTTACGTAAATAATTGCACCAGCACTAGCAGTTAAGCTAGATAGAGCAGCAACAGTAGAACTTAAAAGTTTAAATGGTGCGTTAGAAATAACTTCACTCTCTGCATCAAGAGTTAAAGTTGTTGGAGAACTTACAGTAAATGTTCCAACTCCTGAAGCAGGAGGAAGGATTGTAGGGGTCTCAATCTGAGACACAATAAGTTTTTGTGTAGAAGCATCGAAGGTGATTCCTTGATTAGTTTTACCACCTTGAATACCTGTTAAATCTTCATAAAGACCGACAAATGCAGTTGAATCTACTGTCTCAACTACTGCAACACTAGAGCTGCCTGGTCCCTGAGGACCGACAGGTCCAGTTGCACCAGTAGGACCTGTTGGGCCACCAGATGGACCAGTTGGTCCAGTATCACCAGTAGAACCTGTCGCACCTGTCGCACCTGTAGGACCTACTGGTCCAGCAATTGCTCCAAGATTGACCCATGCAGAACCAGTCCACATGTAAGTATCGCCTGTATCCAGAGTTACATAAGCGTCATATAAAGTGTTTCCTGATGATGGTAGAGAAGCGAAATCAGCAACACTACCCTTCATAACAATATTTGTTCCAGCAGGTCCAGTAATACCTTGTGAGCCAGTTGGACCAGTTGAGCCAGTGGCACCAGTCGGTCCAGTAGCTCCCGTTGGACCAGTTACACCCTGTGCACCAGTCGGTCCTGGAATAATAGATGCGTCTCCCTGAGGGCCTGTAGGACCAGCAGCACCTGCTGGGCCAGTAGCACCAGTAGGTCCTACCACGGTAGATGCGGCACCTGTTGGACCTGTAGACCCAGTTGGTCCAGTTGCTCCATAAATAGGACCAAGATTTGACCAAGAAGTTCCAGTCCACAAATAAACATCTCGTGTATCAAGAGTTACATATGCATCATTTTCGGTATTCCCAGTGGAAGGAAGTGCAGCAAAGTTAGCTACTCCACCTAATAAATTAATGCTTGTTGCTTGCGGACCAGCTGGACCCTGTGGACCAGTAGCACCAGTTGGGCCTTCATTACCACCTAGACCAACAGGACCAGTAGCACCAGTTGGGCCTGTAGTACCAGTAGGACCTGTTGGGCCACCAGATGGACCAGTTGGTCCAGTAGCGCCAGCGGCTCCAGTTGGACCAGTTGGTCCAGAAGTTACACCAGTACCTACAATTTCCCAGCCGTTTGTAGTCTTCTGCTCTAGAGCACCTGCACCACCATTTAGTTCTGTATTAAATCGAACATAACCAACTTCAGCAGTAGAGCGACGCTCTGCTGTTGTTCCAATGTCAATATAAACAGTGTTATACAAACCTCTAATTTCTTTATTAGTAAAAGTTTGTACGAGGTTTTCAGGAAGAGCTGAATCCTCTTGAGCGATACCTACACAGCTAAATGAAGCATTTGATGTACTAGAACGTACCCAAAGTGTGTCGCCTGGATTGACAGCAAATCTAAAGGTTTCAAAAGAAGAGCCAACAGGTACATCTAAGTTAAAAGCAATGTACGCAAAGTTAAGAGCGATTACAGCATTAGCTGGTGCAATCCAAATACTTACTTTACATGCTGGTACTGCTACTACACCTTTATTGGCAATAATTACTGAAACAAGGTGCGCTTCAGAAAATGTAGCAAGAACAGTATCAGTATTACCCGTTGGGTTCTGAATCCCAAGTCGCTGAATTGGCATGTGTCTCTCCTACGCCTGAGCTTCTGCCCATGACATCTTCGCTGAGGTTACTGTAGCGTTACCAGTCAATCTAGATACTGCAATTGTCAAGATGTCTGGACCATCTGGGAAAATTGAGTCTCCACCAAGAATAGAGTTTGACAACTCAAACAGGCTTGAAACATCTACCACAGTGGTGTCTTCAGCACCGCTAGCACCACCAGCAGCACGGAAGTTGTAAACCTGAACTCCACCAGATACTGTGTCCTGAGCTGTGTGCTCAACAATTTGAGTCAAGGAAGGTGTATCTACACCCACGAAGTTTAGGTTGTTTAGACGTGGATTTAGAAGAACCTTACAGTCAACCAACTGTGTCGTAGACACACCAATTTCCTGCAAACGTAACTGCATTCGGTTGATAACGTCTCGGTCACCAAGCTTACCTGTCAAACCTTCAGATACTGAAGGAGAGAGGCGAATTGATAACAATGGCTGGTAGTTAGGACCAGATGTGTTATTCAATGAGCCATTTGGATACAAGAAGTAGGTGTACTGAGTATTTCCTTGGGTAGTAAAGTTGATAACTTCACACATGATAATTGTATTATCAGCTGCGCTAGCAACTGTTGCCGACGTTGAGGCAGTGTATGTAAATGTAGTTGCGTTAGAAACTGTCACATAGAACGGACCATTTGGCACACGGGTTGAGCCGTATACACCGACATACATACCAGTTGATAGGTTGTGTGGAAGTGTGGTTGTAATAGTTACAGTATTACCAGATTGAGCGCTTGTGATAGCTTGACCACCACTATAACCAGCTCCTCTTGAAATAGTTACGTTTGGAGGAGTCAAGTGAATCAAGTTAGGTGAGTTGACCAGAACTCCATACAACGCATCGTTAGTCAAGTTAGCTCTTGTGTTAGAACCGACAACCTGAGTTGCTGGGTTCAAAAGGTTATTACCTGGGAATCCGTTAGTAGCAATTGACTGGAACTGTAGCAAATCACCAGTTGCAAAACCGTGACTCTGTACAGTAAACAAGTCAGTTGTTAGGTTGATACCAGATGAAGCAAATGACTTAGCGGTTGTTCCTCTAACCTCGAGAGTCTGGCTTGAACCAGTGAAGAGGTATGCGTTGTCATCATCGAAACGACCATCCATGATGACCGAGGTACCCCAGTGGAAGAGGTAAGGAATGTAAGTTGGGTTCTCGTAAGTTACAACTTCATAACGACCTGGCAAGTTACCTGAACGGAAGTATGACTCGAACAAGTTGTTGTTGTGAACGAACTCGTGAACGTACTGTACTTGACCATCTGTAGTCTTGAAACCGAAGCGAATCTTACCCGCACCGTACCAAGAGTAGTCAATGTAAGCCATCTGAATACGAGAAATATTTAGGTTGTAACCTGTAGGACCAGAACCGTCGCAAACGTCAATGTTCCACTGACTTTGAGGAACTCGGGTATCTACAGTCTTTGTCATAACAATACCTGACTTAGCAGGTACAAATGAGTGAACTGTAGTTGTTCCTGTAGTAGACAAATCTACGTTAATCTCAGAATCTGGGTCAGCAACAAGTTTAAAGCTGTTGTTGTTAATCAAATCAACGTAGTAAGTACGACCGTTAATCATTCCACCAATAGGCTCACCGTCAATGGAGTTGTAAATAACTGGTAGACGATCAGCAAAACCATGACCAATGATTGTAAAGATGTCAGTGGTTGTATTGACTTGAGTCTGAGGGTTGAATTCTTTTTCTGTTCCAGAAGAACCCTTATACTCAGGGCGAATTGACATACGTGTATCTGACTCAATCTCTGTAATTCTGTAAGACTGACCACGCATAACAATAAAGTCACCAACTGCAACCTGAGCTTGGAACGCTGTGTTTGTTCCAAAGATAAGCTCTGATCCTTGTAGAGCAGCTGCTGTACCTGCTAGCTGTTGAGTAGATGAACGACGTACGGCGTAGATAGCTTCACCATCAAACTCAAAGAATGCACCGTTCTGGAAGTCGAACATACCTTCACGAACAGCACCGTTTGACCACTCACGAACATAGAACTGAGGGAATCCGTAAGCACGGTTTTCAATAATTGGTTCTGTAGAAGTAAATCGGAATGTTGTTAGGTCAACAACTGTTACTTGGAACTCTCCGTTGTAAACAGTGCTTGTATTTCCGTAAGAATCTTCTGCACCATTTACTACAATAAAGAGACCAGAAACAAGTCCGTGAGGACGACGAGTCTTACATTCAACTGTAAGTGAGCTGAACTGTCTCATGCTCTCAAGGTCAATTGAAGGCTGGAAGTTAACACCGCAAGAAGACTGAATACCCTTACCTGACTGGTAACGGAAGTACTTACGAGTCTGACGAACAATTTGACCAAACGATGTCTTAGCACCTACTGACATCTCAACACCGCCATCGAATGGACGGTGTAGTGAGTAGCCCTGAGGACGTACATAGACGAATGTTGGGTATGAGTAAGAAACAGCGCTATATGCGTTTGCATACGGACGGTCCACTGTAATCTGAGTATCTCCACCAATCGCGGTGATACGACGAATGATTGGACCTACTGGAACAGTGTTTGTAAGAGTGAACCCTGTACCAGTACCTTGTGTACTGAAGTCAAGAGCCTGAAGGTTATTTTGAGCATCGTTCAATGTAGTATGCAGAGTAATTTCTGTGTTAGAAACTGCACGAACATAGTAGTAGTAACCATCAACTAGAGGTGTTGGTGGTACACCACCATTTGCTGCAAACTTAACAACATCACCAGTAGCAAAGTTGTGAGTGTCAACAATTCTGTTGTTAGTTGTGTTCACATCAGCGTCAGCAAATGTTTTTACTGTGCTAGATATCGAGAAATTACTTCCAGTACCAACTGTTGTGAGGTCAATAATGTTTGTATTGTTAGTAGCATCAGTTGATGTTGGGTGAAGAGTCATAGTAGACCCAGCGCTAACTGCTCTTACAAAGTAGGTAGCTCCTTCTACTAGAGGGGCTGGCGCGGTTCCACCACCAGCAGAGAACACAACTTGTGTTCCTGTAGTGAAAGTGTTGCTCTTTGTAATCAAGTTTGTAGTTGTGTTTACATCTGCAGCACCAAAAACCATAGTTCCATGCTGCTTAGTTATGTTAGGTGGGAATAGACGGAAACGGTCTCCCACTTTTAGAATCTTCGAGAACGCAGTACCAGTACCGTTAACAAGAACAGAACCAGATGAAACAGATACGGTTCCTGAACCAGTTACGTTACCGTTGATTTGGTCAGTAATAAGCTTGTGACCAACACCAGTACCGTGGTCGCTGATGTTAAGAGTAATACCAGCTGCAGCATTTTCCGCTGAAGTTGCTAGACGTAGATAGTCACGGTTGATTGCAACAACATAATAATCAGTGTTGTTTGTCAAACCAGCAATATCGGTTGCAGCATCTCCTTGGTCATATGTAACTTTTGTTCCAGTTGTAAAACCGTGAGAAGGAATAAAGAAAGTATTTAGCTCAAGGTCAATTGTGCCTCTTGGGTTAAACACCTTTGTAATAATTGGAACGTTTCCAGCTGCCTCGACAGTAAATGTCTGAGGAGAAGGTGTAGAAGTGATGGTGTAAATACCATCTGGAGTCTTTGACAAAGAACGTAGAGTATGGCGTCCAACACCAGCTGGGCTTGCTGTTAAATCAACAGCTGTACCTGCATCAGCATTTTCAGGAGTAGTTGCCAACTTAATGTTGTCACCATCTACGAAAATTACGTAATATGGAGTAGCAGTAGTCAAACCATTGACAACTGTCTGACCCTTTGAGTCATACTCAACAAGCTCTCCCTGCAAGAATCCGTGACTTGGAAGAGTGATTGTGTCAGTTGTGTAATCAAGCGATGTAATAAACAGCGAATGAGTACCAGTTGCTGGCCATGGGTCTTGGTTAGTGATGTTTGCAATAATGCTCAATGCTTTGTTTGTAGCAAGACGAACAATGCTGTTGTCAACTTTAACAATGTAGTAGGTGTTGTTATCAGTCAAACCTGGAATAACAACGTTTGAAACTCCACCCTTTGAGTAGCGAATTGCTTGACCAGACACTAGTCCGTGGTTTGGAATGTACAAAGTATCTTCAAGAGCGTTAACAGTCAAGAAGATAAAGCTGTGACCAGTACCAGTACCAGTGTTAGTGAAGTTGATGTAAGTAGGTGCGTTCAAAGAAGATTTCAACCTAATTTGGTTAGCATTGATAACTTCAGCCACATAGTATGTAGCTTGATCAATAAGAGGAGCAATAGCTGTTCCATCACCAACGTTGTAACGTAGAGGTTGGTCTACTAAGAATCCGTGGTTATTGATAGTTAGAGTATCAGTAGCTGTATTTACAACAACACGACTCAACTTAGCAGTTGTTGCGACTTCTCGAGAAGACGGAGCAGTTAGATTAATATTTGTAAACGATGGTGCAGGAGTGGTGCTCAATCGATAGCTAAACGCACTGACTGTATTTATGTAATAAATTGATCCATTTGTTATTCCAACTGGAGGAACTCCATTGAAGTTCACTTGAACTGCTTCACCATTTGTAAGAGTGTGTGGGGCAGCACTATGGATTTGGTCGTTTTGAATGTCCAAGCTAATTGGCACAAAAGCGTGGTATGAAGAACCAGCTGGTGCAACTGCAATTGCATTTGTACCATTTTCTGCGTCCTGTGCTGTTGGGTGGACACTGTTACCAGTTGTAAAGCTAGAAACTAGACTTACAATAACTTGACCTTCACCTGTGTGGTAAGAAGAAAGATTTGAAATTGGAGAACCATTAAATGTGTTTGCTCCATCAAATAAACCATTAGAAGTTGCAACACTTGTAGCAGTAGATACGATAAATGAACCACCACCACCACCAGACTGGTTTGCAGTTGTAGAACGAGCACCGCCACCACCAGAGTAGCCACCACCACCACCAGACTGACCTACGCGGTTACCGTCAGATTGACCACCGCCACCAAAACCACCATAACCACCAGTGCGAATGTTGGTTCCCATGGTTAGACCGTCTAGGAATGAACCACCACCAAATGTTGGTTCTGAGCTAAAGCTACCGTTCTGTCCGCGAGAGAAGAAACCTCCACCAGCAGCAGAATAACCAAGAGGGCTTTGTGCACGACCACCAAAACCAACACTACCGCCAGCTTGCTGACCATTGGTAGATGTACCACCAAGTCTTGTAAGAACACCATCTCGTCCAGCACCAGAGTTTGATTCAGCAGAACCACCACCAGCAATAAACAAAGGCTCGTTACCAGTTTTACGAACAACAAATGTTCCACCACCAGAGCCACCCCATGTAGCACTTCCACCTTGTTCACCGCGTTGACCGACAGCGATTGTAATAATTTCACCTTTAGTTAAAGCAACACGTCCTTCAACAATAGCTCCGCGGCCTACACCACCAGCTCCGTTACCATCAAAACCAGAAGCGCCACGAACGTTAAAGCTGTAAATACCAGAAACAGGAACTGTCCAGTCTTGATAACCAACAAATGCTCCTTGAGATATGTATGTATCGTCCCAAGTGGTGTTATAAGAGTTACGCATTTCCGTTTGGGTAGGGCCAACACGACCTGTTTTTCCACAGGTTGTAAAGGTGTGGGTACTGAAAGCGTAAAGCGCCTGTGAACCAGCAAACTCAGAAATTGATACGTTCTTTAGGAAGTATGTATCTCCACTAGTCAAACCAGTAAGAGGAGTTCCGTTTGTGTAGTACTTTACTGCCTGATTTGTTGGTGTTGATGCGTCAATGTTTAGCTTATTTGCGTAAACAATTGGAGTATTGAACTTAATTGAACCAGCTGTGCTATTAGTAAGATTAACCGCTGAACCATTAAAAGTTGTACTAAATTGCAGTTTCTTTGGTTGAGTTGTAGTTACATAGACAAGACCATTCTCAGTAAATCCTGTAACTGAACCAACACCAGATGTGTACAAAAATGCCACTCCAGGAGCTAGCGCCGCTGGGATAACGTTTGGGGCTGTGTTCTTAAAGTAGATAAAATCTTCATCAAGATTCACGTTTACTCTAGAAAAAGAGTGAGTACCAGTAGCACCAGCTGCTGTCACGTTAATAGGCATTTATGTTCCTCTTTGCTATAGTCTCGTGATTGAAATTTGACCGTTACCGCCACCAGAAACTTCTGAGTTGCTCTGGTTGGTTCCATTGTTATATGAACCAGCGCCACCGCCAGCGGATGACCACCATGAACCAGGTCCTCCAGCGTATCCACCACCGCCACCTGCTCCACCAGCCCATGCGCGACCTGCTCCACCGCCACCAAAACCACCGTTTGGTCCGTTGTAGTTACCGCCGTATGCACCGTTTACGAATGATGTACCAGGTCCTGCCCAGCCACCACCATTTCCGTAGAAGCCACCGCCACCGCCAAATGCTTCACCGTTACCACCGTTGCCGCCACCTGCTCCACCATATGAGTTAGAGCCTCGAGAAGAGGTACCTGTTGTTGCATCTGAATATGAATACCAACCAGCGCCTGAACCGCCGCCGCCACCAGCAACAAGGTATGGCAAGTTGTCAGATTGACGAGCTACGAATGTACCGCCGCCACCACCGCCGCTCTCGCTTGAGCTACCTCCAGCTTGACCAATAGCCATCTTGATAGTGTCACCAAGACCCCAAGCAAAATCTCCACGCATACGAGTTCCGTAGCCACCACGAGTACCCCAGCTAGGTGACCAACCTCCAGCAGCTCCATAAGCTTCTACGCGATATGTTGCAACCTCTGGAACTGTCCATACAAATGTTCCTGTGTTACCAGGCATTTGAATGTACTCGTTACCCCATGAAGGGTTTCCAGCTCCAGAACGAACTTGAGAAAGGTTAGGTCCACCAGCACCGCCAGCACCACCCGGTGTAAAGGTAACGCTTGAGAATGAATACAAAGCAGGTGGTTGATCAAACTGATATGTATGTACTTGAAATGCAGAGATTCCGTCTACGTCTGTACCAGTAATAATAACTTGACGACCTGGAACAGCGATATTTTCTGTAGGTGTTCCAGAAACAACACCAGTTGAAGGATTAAGACTCAAACCTGATGGAAGAGTTCCGCTTGTGACTGCATAAGTAATAGGTGCAGTCATACCAATAGCCGTTACGGTTGTTGGAGTAATTGCGTATCTAGAAAATCCTGTTCTTGAAATAGTTAACGGACTTAGCTCACCAACGGTCTGATTCAAAGTGAAGTTGTGTTGGTCAATAACTGTAGCCACAAAGTAGAAATTTTTGACTTGAGATGAGTCAACTACTGTAAAAGCACCGTTCTCGGGTGAAACATAGCGAAGCATGTCAAAACGAGCATAGCCATGGTCTTTTACGTGGAAAATGTCTTTATCTGGAGAAACACCAATTTGCTTAAATGTTTGTGTACCAGTTCCACCAGAAATTGAGGTAATTGTTGTTCCAGTTGGAAGAGGCTTTAAAGTGAAGGCGTAGTTAAGCCCGCCAGTAGAGAAGAATGAGTCAATAAAATAAGTGGTGTTATTTGTAAGTCCGTTTGCAGCAGTACCAGTGGTGGTATAGAAAACCATAGCTCCGAAATACCACTCAAGAGGAACTGCTTGCGCTGAAGTGACGTTTACTAGAGAACCACTATAAGAAGTTACTTGACCTACTTGAACAGAGCTGTTTGCACCATCAAAAACTTTTGGAGCATCTTTAACAATATCAACCACAACTTCTGTAAGAGAGTTTGTGTTGTTTCCAGCAAAAGTACGTGCTTGGTTAGCTAGCTGGAATGTTCCTGTCATTGTGGTTGGGATTTCAATGACATCGCCATCTGGAACTGCTGAAACTTGGAAAGTAGAGCTAGAAGTTCCTAGAGCAGTTGCTGTTTTTAGGAAGACAACGCCGCGAGGATTAGTAGCAAAATATCCGCCTCCAGATACAACATCATGGTAAAACGGAGTTCCAACAGGTCTATTTGCAAAATTTTCTGTACCGTGAGCAACAGTAATAGTGTTGTTCACAAGGTTCTGGGCATTCATATTAACTGTGCTAGTAACACCAGCTACAGTTGCAGAGTTAGACCAGTCAATGTTGATTTGAGAAAGAGTGTTAGAACCGTCAAATGTCTGTGCTACAGCAGAGTTAGAAGCGTCAAAAGACTTAGCTTCGTTGTTATTTGCAGGGAATTCCTGCGAAATAGTTGAGTTTAGGTTCAGGAAGTAGAACGGAGTGTCAACATAAAAACCGTGAGTAGAACCTGTTGTAACAGTAAGTGTTGAAATTGATTCACCGTCTGTTGTAATACCAGCAGCGTCTGCTAGACGTAGCTGCGAACCTTGGAAAAACTCACCTGTAATAACTGAGGAGTAGAGGTCCTCAATAGAGTTATTGCCTAGCTGAATGTCGCGACATAGGTAGGTGAAAGTAGTTGGGTTCGGAATAGAGTTGATGATGTATGCACCATCGGCTGTAATTGATTTTGTTCCTGTTACGTTAATAGGAATACCGACCGCAAGCCCGTGTGGGAGGCCAGTGCTGACGGTAATTTCACGTGTGCCATCGTTAGTTGTGATGGCAGTGATGTTGGGGATAGTGGTGTCACCAGACTTAGAAAAGAATGATGGGGTGTTGTTAATAAGCTCAACAGTTTCCCACTTGGTAGGCTGAAGACCATATTCAAAGTCGGTATCGATGAGGTTTTCAGGCTCGGATACGCGAAGTTTAGTTACTGGGTCAATAAACTCCTTTGGGAAGTTAATTTCTCCACCAACACCGCTTGAGCCGCCTGAGCTACCACCTAAAAAGCCGGGCATTAATCATTACCTCTCTCACCACACACGAGATCTGTTAGTAGAATACCACTGCTACAAATCTTTGATTTTAAAAAAGTGCTCGTGTTTTGCATTATTAAGTACCTAACCACCAGCTTGTGCTAACCGCAAAAGAACCTACAGGACCTGTTGCTCCAGCTGGTCCTGTTGAACCACCCTGAGTCTCAATAAAAACTCCGTTGTAAAAAACATAAGTAATAGCGGTGTTTGTATCAAACCAAGCATCACCATTAACGGCAGTCAACAAATCAGGTTGAGTTGGGCTAGCAGTAAACTTACCGACTGGGCCAGTAGGACCTGTAGGACCTGGAACTTCAGACTGTGGGCCTGTAGTACCAGTAGGACCTGTAACACCACGAGGTCCTGTTGGACCTTGTGGACCTGTAACATTTGAATCTGCTCCTGTTGGACCAGTAAAACCGCGAGGACCTTGGTCTCCTTGCAAACCTTGTGGACCTGTAGGACCCTGAGGACCTGTAGGACCAATTGGACCACTAGGACCAGCTACATCTGATACTGGACCTGTAGGACCTTGTTGGGGTTACACGCTTAGCTTCCCAAACTAGTCCAGTCCAGACCCAGGTTTGACCGCCAGATGTGAACTCTTCTCCAACTACTACGGGCGTTGGAAAATCAATTGCTGCCACTCTGCTTGCTCCTTTCTGGACTAACTATCTATTTTACTTGGATAATTACTATCCAACTTCTGGTTCTGATTCATTTGAATTTTTTAATCCCACATATGCTTCTGCCCAAGTGGTGGCTGACTCGATAGACTCCCACGGACCACTCTCGTCAATCACGTTGGCACCATCTAAAACTTCAACCATAGGACCTCTTGGATTGTCATATGTCAAGTTGTAGCTAAACATCCTTACCCTCCTGAATAAGCAATTTTGCCACCGTTTCCAACAACAATGGCTAAAGACTCGTCGAAATAAACATCATTTACGTTGGATATACCTACACCAGAATTTCTTTGAATCCATTGAATAGAATCCGTTGAGGTAGCCACTTTTCCTGCAGTTCCTCCAGCTAAATAGTAGTTTTCGCTATTTGCTGCAACAGACCTAATTTGAGAGGAACCAAAGCTGCTTGCGGGGAAAGATTGAATCCATGTAAGACCATTCGTCGAGCTAGCAATCTTTCCTGAGTCTCCAACGGCAATGTACTTGTCTCTTGCTGGATTTCCTACAACTGAGAAAATTGTGCTTGATATAAAAGATGACCCCCGTTGAGTCCAACTGACCCCATTTGTTGATGTTGCAAGTTTTCCATCATATCCAACAGCAATAATAAGATTTGCGTCAGAGTAGACGTTGTTTATAAAAGAAGTTCCAAAAGAAGAAAGTCTTTGAGTCCACTCAATTCCATCAATAGAAGTAGCTAACTTTCCAGAACCGCCTACAGCAATCCACAAACCTGCCGCTTGAGAGTATGTGATTCCCAAGATTGCACTAGCACCAAAAGAAGATGAACGTAGTGTCCAGTTTATTCCATCAGTTGATGTAGCAAGTTTTCCAGAACTTCCTCCAACAACATAAATATCGTCTCCATATGCCACTGCATAAATATTGCTACCAGCAAAACCAGAAGTTCTCTGGGTCCAACTAGTTGAAACATCGTTAGATGTAGCAAGTTTTCCAGAACTACCGACTGCTACAAATTGCCCCATGCCATTTGTAGCAATTGAATTAATGTTGGTAGAGCCAAAAGAACTGGTAGGAACAAGTGACCAGCTAGTAGGTAAAAAAGCTACTGGCAGGGTCGCATGCATTGCATGGGTAGATATCAGCATTCTAAGCCTGTAGGTTTCCGCTTAGCAGCCATGAGTTAGCCCCGAGCTTAATCAAAGAGGCGACTGCATAACGCTGCTTACTTGTATAGCGACTTCCTTCACTAAGAACACTAACTCCTGCAGCACCAGTGACACTGAAAACAGCGCTGCCCAGTTGAGTCAAAACAATCTGAGAACCAGTGTCGAATGTATATCCGCTAGTTCCATCTGCTGGAATAGTTACAACAGTAGGAGAAGAGCTGTTTAGCTTAACTAGAGAAGCATTGTCATTGGCAGTAAGAGTTACAGAAGATAGATACTGAGGACCAGTTAGATTAAAGAATGCAGGGCCAGTAGGTCCTTGAATACCAGTAGAGCCTGTAGGCCCCGTGCTTCCTGTTGGGCCAGTAGGGCCAGCTACAGTGCTAGCAGCACCTGTCGCACCTGTTGGTCCAATTAGTCCTTGTGAACCAGTAGGTCCTGTGCCTCCAGTAGGACCTTGAATACGTCCCACATTTTGCCAAGTAGTTCCGTTCCAAACCCAAAGGTCACCTGTTGCAGAAACTACATAAGCATCGTTAATTTGATTTCCACTTGCTGGAAGATTTACGTCAAATTGAACAGTACCTTTGAACTTAATAGATGCACCTTGTGGACCTGTTGGACCTGTAGGTCCAATTTCTCCAGCACCGAGAAGTAAATTCCAACTTGCGTATGTATTACCTTCACCATTTACCTTGTCCACAAACATGGTGATGGTTGTGCCAACAATTGTGGTGATGATGCCTTCCATATAATCCTGAGGAAAGGCAGAGCTAGCTAAGCGAGCTCGAGTTCCGACAGCAAAAGCATCAACTTTATTAACAATAAAGTTTTCAGATCCTAAAGAAACAGAGAGGTTGCTTGTAGATGTTACTCCAGCAAAACTTGCCCCCGCTGCACCTGTAGGGCCAGTAGGTCCAGCACCTGTTGCTCCTGTTGGACCTGTAGGTCCTGGAATATTGGAAGCAGCACCAGTTGGGCCAGTGACAGATGGACCTGTAGGACCAGTCGGTCCTGGAATAGTAGAAGCAGCACCAGTTGCACCTGTAGCACCTGTAGCACCACGAAGACCAGCAGCACCAGTTGGACCTTCAGAACCAGTAGGACCAGTAGCGCCTGTTGGTCCAGTAGGTCCACCTGCAGGACCTGTCGGGCCAGAAGCACCTGTTGCACCTGTTGCACCAGTCACTGACGGACCAGTAGCACCTACTGGGCCAGTAGGACCAACGAATCCGCGAGGACCAGTTGGACCTGTAGCACCTTGTAAACCTTGTGCACCAGTTGGACCAGTAACACCTTCTTCACCTTGAGGACCAGTATTTCCGATTGGTCCAATAGGACCTGTAGGACCTCTTTCACCTTCAGGACCAGTAACACCTTGCGCACCTGTAGGACCTTGTGGGCCAGTAGGCCCAGTTATGTCAAAACCTCGAGGACCAGATGGGCCTGTATTTCCTTGTGGGCCTGTAGGTCCTGTTGAACCTGTAGGACCTGTTGGTCCTAGAACTGTACTTTGAGGGCCAGTAGCGCCTGTTGGTCCAGTAGGACCTTCGCTACCGCTCAAACTTGATGCAGACTCAACCCAGTAGTCATCAAAGTAAACATAAATTTTTCCAGTTGCAGTGTTTAACCAAGCATCACCTGCAGAAGCTCCAGTTGGAGGAGTGTCTGATGCTAAGAGAACAGTGCCTGTCGCACCCGTTGGACCAGTTACATTACTTGCTGCTCCAGTAGGACCTTGTGGACCAGTAGGACCAACAACTTGAGAAATAACTAAGTTCCAAGAAGTTCCATCCCACTGCCAAGTTTGACTACCTGAAGTAAATAAATCGTTTGGTGTAGGAGAATTAGGAAAATCAATAGCTGCCATTATCTACTCGCCTCCTATACCACTGACTCATATGTGAATTGGACAAGAATCTTGTCATTACCGCTAAACAAAAATGGAGTGCTTTCAGTAACTGCTACACCTTCATCAAATGTTGCAGACTGTGAGTGCATAAACAATTCAATTCTGTTTGTAAAGTTATTGTTGAAAATTGCAGTTCCAAAGTAAGTAATACCTGGACCTTCATCTCGCATAACCACTTGCCCTACAGGCTGGTAATTTTCGACAATACCGTTTGAAGGAAGGCTTAGAGAATAAGTTCCACTTCCTCTGTTAAATCCAGAAGTTCCAGCTTGAATTCTAATTTCTCCAAAAATTGTTGCACCTACATAGGTATATCTACCTTGAATAATTCCATTACCGATTTGTGGATTAGTTGTGCTGCCATACCAAACAGGTGTGTATAAAGTCCAAGGTTCAATCGCAAAAGAACCTGTCGCACCTGTAGGCCCAATTGGACCAGGTGTAGTTGAAGGAGCTCCTGCTGGTCCCTCTGGGCCAGTCGGTCCTTGCGCACCTGTAGGTCCAGTTGCACCAATAGCTGTTGAGTCTGCACCTGCTGGTCCTGTAGGACCTGTAGGACCTTGAGCACTAGTACGAACTAGTCGCCAAGCAGTACCATCCCAGGAATAGGTGTTAACTCCATTTGTGTAAACCTGATTCAACGTCGGGTTACTTGGAAAATCAATTGCTGGCATGTTATCTCCTCTCTGTCATTCCTAGTTCGATACGTAAGAGCCTGTTATGTAAAGGACTGTGCTAGTAGAAAGTGTAGTTGGCGCTGTTCCAGTTACCGCGGTCAACAGGCCGTTTGTTCCTTCAAACCAAATCTTCATAGTTGCAGAACCTTCAGCCTGAGATACTGCCTTTACTCCATACACAGCGCCACTCTGACCTCCGCCTACGTCCAATACTCCAATAGCAGTTACTACTTGAACGCCAGTAGGTAGGAATGGAAGTGTCGCTGTCAGCTGAGCTGCGCTAAAGGTAGAGCTTGAGTACACAATTCTAACTGAGAATACAACTTCTTGACCATACTTTACATATTCTCCAAAAACAGATGGAGTTCCAGTCACTCCACCAGCAACAGGAACATATGTTGCAGATACAGGAGAACCTGTAGCACCAACTGGACCTTGTGGACCAGTAGGACCAATCTTATCTACAACTTCAATAATTCCACCGATGCTTGGGTCTGTAACATCTACATAAACCAAAGATGTTGGTGCATTCAAAGGAACGTCGTAAATAATAGTTGTATCAGGACTTGCACCAGACCTACCTTGAGTAGGTGAGTTATTAACAGTTCCTGGAACTGTTGAGGAAGAGAACTGACTTAGTCTCAATGCAAGTGGGTTAGCAGTTAAAACTTGGCTTACATCAATATATAAACGCTCACCACGTACTGCAATTAGTGTTGGGTTGTTGCCAACAATTCCTTCAACTGAGTATGAACCATTGTCTCCAGTAGAAGTAAATCGATATGTAACGCCACCCTTTGGACCTGTAGGACCAAATGGACCAGTAGGACCAGTAGGACCTGGCTGAGTAGATGCAGGGCCAGTTGGGCCTGTAACTCCTGGACCTGTTGGACCAGTAGGTCCAACAATCTGTCCAACATTGTTCCAGCTGTCGCCATCCCAAACGTATAAGTCACCATCTGCATCAACAGCACGACCATCATTAATTGTGTTACCAGTTGCTGGAAGAGCTCCAACATTAGCAACGCTTGACTTCATGGTGATTGAAGTTCCCTGAGGACCAGTAGCTCCAGTAGGACCAGCTCCACCTGTTGGGCCAGTAGGGCCAGCTACTGTTGAATTAGCACCAGTAGGACCAGTAGGTCCAATCAAAGCACCAGCTTCAATCCATCCATTAGTTGCTGTGTAAATGTAGATGGTGTCTTCTTCGTAAATTACGTAGAAGTCTCCAACTTCACCAGAAGTTGCGCCAGCACCAGCGATGAACTCAGCGTATGTGTTGTAGTAACCCTTGGCTTGAGAACCAACACCTTGTGGACCTGTAGGACCAGTAACAATTGGTCCAGTAGCACCAGTAGCACCAGTTGGTCCTACAAATCGTCCTCTATCAGTCCAAGCAATTCCACTCCAAATCCAAAGGTTTCCTGAATCAGTAACGATGTATGCATCGTTAGTCTGATTTCCGCCTGTAGGTAGAAGAGATGATGTATTTAAGTTTCCTCTAAATGTTAGAGAAGCACCCTGAGGACCTGTTGGACCAGTAGCTCCAATAGTTCCCTGTGCACCAGTTGGACCTGTAGCTCCACCAAATTCGGTACTACCAACTTCTACCCAGAAGTCGTCATAGTAAACAAATACGGCACCATTGTTTGTATCAAACCAAACTTGACCTGCTGCTGGATTTGACGGTGGAGTGTTTGCCTGTGGGATAAATTGACCGTCAGGACCTGTAGGGCCTACAAACTGTCCAGCATCAACCCAACCAAAACCATCCCACACATAAAGATTTCCATTAGAAACAACTACATAGCCATCATTGAGAGAGTTTCCGCCTGTAGGCAAAGCACCTACGTTTGCAACCTCTCCAAGAAGACTTAAAGCTGTTCCTTGTGGACCAGTTGGACCAGTTGGTCCTGTTGGTCCAGTTACATTTGATGGGGCACCAGTTGCACCTGTAGCACCAATCGCACCCTGAGGTCCAGTTGAACCTGTAGGACCTGTTGGTCCAGTAGGACCAGTTACTTCTGGACCTGTTGGTCCTTGAGGACCTGTAATTCCTCGGTAACCAGTTGGACCAGTAGGACCTGTAGCACCCGCAGGTCCAGTTACAGTTGAATCAGCACCTTGAGGACCAGTAGGACCAGTTGGTCCTACTGGAGCTGCACCAGTCTCAATCCAATAACCGTCGTAATAGACGTAAGTTTTTCCGTTGTTGCTGTTAAACCACGCATCACCGTTATTTGGATTTGTAGGTGGTGTTGTATCAGAGATTGCAAAATTACCAAGTTCACCTTGTGAACCAGTTGGACCAGTTGGTCCTGCCTCACCAGTAGAACCAGTTGGTCCTGTTGAACCTTGTGGACCTTGAATATTTCCAACGTTGTCCCACTCAGTGTTTACAGCATCCCAAACATAGAGGTCACCAGTTACTAAATAACCATCACCTGATGTTGGTTGAGTGTATTCAGCCCAGCCGTAACCTAGACCAGGTGCACCGCCAACAGTCCAACCACCAGTGGCAGCAAGAATCCAAACTTGCCCTATATGTGTAACTAAGTCATATAGTCCATACATAGCAAAGTTGTCCCAGTCGGCAGGTGGGGTTGTGTATGTTGGGTTTGCAGCAATAAGAGTTGCTTCATTTGGATAGGAACCAAGAATGGTTACACCAATACCAGCAATACCCTGCGCACCAGTAGCTCCAGTAGGACCAGTTACACCAATTTCACCTTGAGGACCAGTTACACCAATTTCACCTTGAGGACCAGTAGGGCCAGTAACACCAATTTCACCTTGTGGACCAGTTACACCTTGCTCACCTTGTGGACCAGTTACACCAATTTCACCTTGAGGACCAGTAGGGCCAGTGTCACCTTGTGAACCTGTTGCACCTGTAACACCTGTAGGTCCTACCTCACCTTGAGGACCAGTAAGTCCAAGCGACAATGTAACTAATTCATCATGAGTAAATGAGCCATAACCTGTGTAAGAAGTTACGTTGAAAACTACATAACTTCCAGGTGTTGTCTCATTAGTAGCAGTTCCAGCTACACAAGAAGTAATCTCATATGTGGCGTAAGTACCAGCATTAGTTTGACTTGTTAGTGTGAAGTAGCCATTTTGAATGCCTAAGAACAAATCGTGAAGAGTTGTGTTTATTCCAAAAGGATTGTCGTCTACTAGAATTTGAGTAGCTGACTCAAAAGGTAGAGTTACAAAACCTACATAGTCATTGGTTGGATCTCTATCTGCGGTGTTTGTTACATCTATTTTGTATGTCCAAGATAGAGAACTAATTCCACGTTCGCCTGTTGGACCAGTTGGTCCAGTTACACCAATCTCACCTTGAGGACCTGTTACACCAATTTCACCTTGTGGACCAGTTACACCAATTTCACCTTGAGGACCAGTTACACCTGTTGGTCCGACTTCACCTTGTGGACCAGTTACACCAATCTCACCTTGAGGACCTGTTGGACCGGGTACTGTGCTATCTGCTCCTGTTGGACCTGTTGCACCTGTTGGTCCGACTTCACCTTGTGGACCAGTAGCACCTGTAGCACCAGTTGGACCAGCTACTGTAGACGCTGCTCCAGTGGCACCAGTAGGTCCTACCTCACCTTGAGGACCTGTTGGACCAGCAACAGTTGAAGCAGCACCTGTTGGACCAGTAGCACCAGTTACTGATGGTCCTGTAGCACCTGTAGCACCAGTAGGTCCTTGGATACCTTGTGGACCCATATCGCCAGTACGAGCAAAAGTGATAATGATGTCTTCATCATTTGAGAAGGATGTTGCTAGACCGCTGACATAAGAAACAGGTACTGTGAAATATCCGCTGTTTTCGGTGATATTTCCTGTAATAGCAAACAATCCAAAATCAGCAGAGTTTGTTTTATTGCTGATTCGGAAGTGACCCTTAATTGGGCTTGTTGAGTCATCGATTGTACGAAGGAATGCCTGAATATCAATTGCACCGTCAGATTCATCATCGATGAACATGAATGTAGCAATCTGAATATCAGATTGATTAAATCTAAGTTTTCCTACACCTGGGTCTGCTTCAGTTGTAGTTGAAGAGAATGTGAAGTCAAATGAAGCTCCACCAAAATTACCTGTAGCACCCGTTGCACCAGTAGCACCTGTAGGTCCCTGCGCACCAGTGGCACCAGTAGCACCTACTGCTCCATCGGCTCCTGCGGCACCAGTAGGTCCAGTGTCGCCCACATTTCCTTGAGCTCCAGTTGGTCCAGTTGCTCCCGTTGCTCCTGTGCTTCCTTGAGCACCTGTAGGTCCAGCCGCTCCTGTGGCACCTGTAGCTCCTGTCTCTCCAGTAATACCTTGAGCACCTGTAGCACCAGTTGCACCCGTTGCTCCAGTTGCACCTGTAGCACCAGTGTCACCTTTGTCACCAGTACGAGCAAATGTGATTATTACATCTGCACCATTTGAGTATGAAGATGCAAGACCATCAAGGTGTGAAACTGGAATCTTGAAATATCCAGATGCCTCAATGCTTGCACCAGTAATTGCGTAGAACGCAAAGTTATTTGCTACCTGGGTCTGTGTCACCTGTGTTGTTGCTAAATGTGTAATCAAGTGTGACTCCACCAAATTGTCCTGTAGCACCAGTAGGACCTGTTGGACCAGCTACTGTAGACGCTGCTCCAGTTGCACCTGTAGGACCTTGCGAGCCTGTAGCGCCTGTAGGACCAGCAGGGCCAGTCTCTCCTTGAATACCTTGAAGACCCTGAGCACCTGTCGCACCAGTAGGTCCTTGCGCACCTGTCGCACCTGTAGCACCAGTAGCACCTACGCCTGTAGCACCTGTAGCACCTGTCGGACCAACATCTCCTTGGTCACCCTTTACACCTGTAGGACCCTGTGCACCTGTTGCACCAGTAGCACCATCTACACCTGCAGCACCCGTTGCACCTGTTGGACCAGTAGGACCAACTTCACCAGTGGCACCTGTAGGACCAGCAACATTTGAAGCTGCACCTTGTGGACCTGTTGCACCTGTGGCACCAGTGGCACCAGTGGCACCAGTAGGTCCCTGTGCACCAACATCACCAACACGAGCGAAGGTGATAATTACATCGTCGTTATTATCAAACGCAGTTGCAAGACCGCTTAGGTAAGTTACATTTACCTTGAAATAACCTGTGTCTTCTGTATAACCATCGACAGCAAGCATTGCAAAGTAGTTTGAATCTCCCTTACGAGAGATACGAATGTGGCCCTTCAACTCACTGGTTGAAGCCATCATTGTTGTTAGAAGACTTTGGACATCAATTGCACCATCTTGCTCATCGTCAATGAACATGTATGTTGCAGCTGCAAGATCAACGTTGTTAAATTTAACTCGACCAGAACCTGGGTCTGAATCTGTTGTATTTGTTGAGAATGTGTAATCAACTGTTACACCACCGAATTGACCAGCAGGACCAGTTGCACCTGTAGGTCCAGTGACTGTGCTTGCTGCACCTTGAGCACCAGTGGCACCAGTGGCACCAGTAGGTCCAGTTGGTCCTTCTACAGTTGATGCTGCACCTGTCGCACCTGTTGCACCTGTTGGTCCGACGGAGCCTGTTGCACCTGTTGCTCCTGTTGGACCTGTACTACCTACAGCACCTGTAGGTCCACCAGCGGGACCCGCTGGGCCTGTAGGACCTTGAGGACCAGCTGGACCAACTTGTCCACGAAGGACGTCAATGCCCGCTGGGGAAGTAGTAATACGGTCAACCGTATCTAGCTTTGTAACCTCGACATCACTGCCATCGCCTTCTGGCAGATAAAATCTAAATTCTGTTGCTCGTCTTCCTGAAACTCTTACCTTTGCAGTCCAATACCAACCACGAGGGCTAAGGTCTAAATCATCTGTGCAAGGGAGTTCAACCGAGAAAGAGCCTGTATTATCAAGTGTTGCTGTAATTGGGCTAGATACAATAATTGCATCGTTTGCGTCTTCAATACGGCTAGATGCTGTAAAAGTAACTGTTCCTGAAGCGGGAGAGCCAGAACTCTTGAGGTACTGACCCACAACATTTCTTGTGTTTACGTCAGGAGAAAAACTCATCAGTGGTGCTCCAGGTCTCGATAGCATGGATTGAAATCTGCACAGGCAAGCAGATTCCTAAATCGTTCTCTATTGTACGCTGTTATAGACATGTCTATGTCTTAAATTATGCAGACCTAGGCACTGAAAGAACGCTAATATCCCTTCTCGGGTTATAGCCGTCCCCTACAACAAGAGTCAAAACTCCGGGTGGCGATTCTAGCCCGTGGCGGTCTCTAAACCACGCACTACCGGGGTCGACTGTTGGGCACTGGAGCCATAAACGCTCACCAATATCCATGGTTTTAAAGTTGTGAAAGTGTCCAGAAATCCAGATATCAGACATTCCAAGGGCGGTTTGACCAGCAGACTGCTCTTGAAGATACTTCATAACATTGGAACCTGACTGGTGTCCGTGGAACAAGCCAACCATAGTTCCGCAGATATTTATTGACAATGTTTGATGCGACTTCTCTGGGAATCTAAACTCAACATGAGAAAGATTTGCATTCTCAGCGCAAGCGTCCTGAACGGCGCTCGCAATCTCAACATTCCAACCATCTGAAGGGTCTGTAATAACTTGACGACCTGCTTCGTCATGGTTTCCATTAACCACTGGAACTATGATGCGCTCTGCTAGAGGAGCAAAAGCTTTAATTTGAGCCATAAGAACTCGTCTAGCAAGTCTAGTTTGTTCTGTAATTCCTAAATCAGAGGCTGCTTGTCCTTGAATTCTTCCATTTTGAGAAACATTACCCTCTACATGGTCTCCTGGTAGTGGAATAACTACTGTTCCTATAGGTCTTCCAATTTTTCTTAGTTCAAGAAGTCGTTGGACTCCCATCTCTGTAAGAGTAAGTAACCTTGATACCGTTGTGTCGGTTCCTATGTCTCCTTGCCTTTTTCCGATTTGTTGGTCGCTTGGAGCAAAAATAAAAGCTAAATCACCTGTAATTTTTTGTGAGACTTTTGATGGTCTCCACTTTGACACATCTTGTATTAATTTTTCTAAATCAAAATCAAGTTCAGAAGATTGTTTTGTGCTGGTTGGTACAAGACTTGCTCGAAAAGCTTCAAGCCAATCGCCTTTATGATTCTGCCAGCGAGATTTTCTGATGGACGTAATAGTCCAATCATTCGGGTCTAAATCAAATTCTTTTAATAATTCAATGCCATCAGGACTATTTCCTGCTGGTCTAGGAGTGGAGATAAAATAACCTTCGCCTTTTTCTGGGTCTATCTCGAGGCGAGGTCTCCATGATTCAGGAGTATTGGTCGCTTTTATATCCGAACCACTTGGCCCTGGGGAAATTAGCTCAGTGAGTCTTTCGGTTAAAGACGACATTAGTTCTCCTTATGTGCCTTATCTCGACTTGTATAGCAACGACATTGCTTACGTCGATGGAGTGAAATTGAGGCAAATGCAATTTCATATCCTTCCTCAAGAAGGATCTTGTGTACTTGCCTATTTGATACTGTTCCAGACACGGAACGAGTGGAGAAAATAATCTCTAAGGCTTCTTTATCTTCACCTTTTAACTCTGTCAAAAGCTTGCCTACACCGCAGGGCAAACCCGGTTGACTGCGAGTGGCACTGTTCAATTTATCAGCTAAACTCACTGAAATCCTCCAGTTTTCCTTATGTGTAGAGTTACCGTAAACCTTACAGTTACTCTAGATATGAGGATAGCAGTGAAGATATAAAAATAAAATAATTAGCGACTTCTGGCGTGTCGAAAACGCGGAAAAAAAGTGTTTCTAGGAAGAAGCGGACTTACGGCTTTTCCGCTTCACAGGTTGTTCAACCATAGGCGGAGTATCTGGAATTATCACAGATTGAGACAAAACTTTTATCAACAAATCCTTAGTTTCAAGATTGTCTTTATGCATCTCACTTAACTGTTCTTCCAGCCTGTTGGCTTTTCTAGCCACATCTGCTAGACTGAGCCCTCCATTCGCGTTTGGATGAATTGGCTGTGTAGCCACTTCAATCTCTTCACGAATGATTCGACGGAGTAGCTTTAGCCAAAATTTTGTCACGCCAAAAAAGGCTCCTGTAAGGGTAATTAGAAATACCAAGATTGCTGAGATATCCCCAATATCCAGAAAATTTGGGGTACCTGGTTCCCACCATGAGTTGGCTAAAGGGATTAACAATTAGGTACCGACTTCCAGACTATGGGACTATCAATATAGTTTATAGTAAAAGCTAGTTGGCTACTTTTGTTTAGCCTCTTACAGGGTATATTTGCTACACGCCGAAAAAACTCTTGACTCATATTGTAGAGTCGAGTAACTTTGGATTCATGACGACGGAGGTTATATGAGCGACGAGTCCTCCGAACGCCTTGTCAAAGGCGCAAGGTTTTATTCGAGCATCGACTGGAGCATTCTTCCCTGCCACGGAATTGTTAATGGGCGCTGTACTTGCAATAAGCCCCATGGTGAACCTAAAGAAGTAGGAAAACATCCCGCTCTCAATGAGTGGAATGTTATGTCTACACATGACCCAGCTAGGGTTGAACAGTGGTGGACTGAAAACCCAAACTACAACGTTGGAGTTCACTGCTCTAAGAGTGGATTTTTTGTAATTGATATTGACCCACGTTCTGGCGGTCCTGATTCTTTTATCAAATTTGAAGAACTAGTTGAAGGTGCATTGCCACCAACAGTAGAAGCCATAACTGGTGTTTACACAAATGACCGAGGTGTTGCTACTCGTGGTCGTCACATCTACTACCGTTGCGATGATTCAGAAGGTCTTATTGGAAATCTTTCCAAAATGGGACTTAATGGAATTGATATCAAACACAACGGGTATGTTCTTATTGCACCAAGTAAGCACTTCTCTGGAGTCAACTATGAGTGGGTTCCTGGAAAAGCACCTTGGGAAGTTGAAATTGCTGAAGCACCAGAACAATTACTTGCTGCTCTACGTAAAAGATCTAAGCGAACCAGCTTCACTCTAGAGTCTGGAGATTGGGACGACCTAGAGTATGAAAAAGTTGACATCTCTGGGATTCTTGAAAAAGGAATTGATGAAGGTGCTCGTGCCGTAGATGTTTACAAACTAACATGCGCTCTTGCAAATAAATTTGGAACTAGTAAAGACGCTAGAAGAATGATTGAGTCGGACATGATTCGATTCAATGCTACAAAAATTAGACCACCTCTTCACATAGATGGAACTAATGGGCTTTTGCACCACGTCCACCGTGCCATTGATTTTGTGGCATCAAATCCAAAAATTGGATTCATTTCTCCAGAAACAGCTGAATGGCAAAAACAACAAGCAGAGCGCCTCTCTCAGCCACAAACTGAGCTACAACCGCTAACTGGTGTTGTTCAACCTCTGACTGGTGTTGTTCAACCTCCAAAAGAACCTACATTTTTTCCAATGGGAACTGGTCCAATCTCAAGTACAGTTATGGCTGGCATTGAAGATGGAGATTCCATTGAACAAGCCACATCACTAACTAATATCAATGTTCCAAAGGACCCAGATGCTCTACGAATCGAAGACGGAGGAAATGAAAGCAAACGTTCGCTTTCTGACACAGGTAACGGTCGTCGCCTTGTTGACGTATTCGGCGCTGGCATTCGTTATACGAGCGGTTTGGGTTGGTTTGTCTGGAAAGAAGGCTACTGGAAGCCAGACAAAGAATCGTTGGAAGTTCAAGAACTAGCTAAAAGAGTTCCACCAATTATTTCTGCTGAAGTAATTCAGTATCCAGATTCTCAACAAGCTTCAGTTATTCAATGGGCACATCAATCTCGCTCAAATGCAAGAATGAAAGGTGCAATCGAGTCTGCAAAGTCTGACCCAAGAATTGAAATCCCTGTTAGTCGTTGGGATAACGATGAAAATCTTTTGGGCGTTCTCAACGGAGTTATTGATTTAAAAACTGGTGAACTTCTTAAAGGAAGACCAGACTTACATATCACTCGACGTGCTCCAGTTACATATACTCGAGGACACACAAATGTTCGTTGGCAGCAGTTCTTAGATTTTGCAACTGGTGGCGATAAGGAATATCAAGACTGGCTTCAAAAAGCTGCTGGGTATTCAATAACTGGTTCAAACATCTACGACATTATGTTTCTTGTGTATGGACCAGCAGGTTCTGGTAAAAACACTCTTGTTGAAGCAATTGTGAAATGTCTCGGTACTGAGCAATATGCGTGGCCTCTTGACTCTCACATTCTTGCTGCAAACGATATGAGCAGTGGTAATACTGATGCTTATCACTGGGCTCAGTTGCGTGGGCGTCGTCTAGTTTGGGTAGATGAGTTGCCAGATAATGAAAGAATTAAAGAAAACCAAGTTAAGAAGTTAACTGGTTCATCTGTAATCTCTGCTCGTTCTCCAGGAGAACAGCCATTCACGTTCGAATCTAGAGCCAAGCTCTGGGTTACGACAAACCACCGCCCAATCATCACGGATGATGCCATGTGGCGTCGTATCCGTCCGATGCCAATGACACGAGTGCCTGAAAACCCTGATCCTAATTTGAAGGCATACATATTCGACCCAGAAGGAGCACTTCCAGCAGTTTTGTCATGGGCTGTTGATGGTGCGATAAAAATTCTAGGTTCATCATCTCGTGATGCATTGGGTTGGTGTACTCAAGTAGCAGAAGCCGCTGAGATGTACCGCAAGAACGAAGACCGCATTGGTATCTTCTTGTCAGAAGAAACTAATGAAAATCCTTCAGCAAACGTTGCTCTAAAAATTGTCTACGGTGTCTATCGTCAGTGGAGTGAAGAGCGCGGAGAACGTCCTCTAAGTCAAGGCTCTCTACAAAAGAAAATGACTGAAAGAGGAGTAATCATTGAAGGAACAGGTTCTCGAGCTGTTATTCGAGGAAGAAGTCTAGTTCCAAGAGTTGTTCAAAGTGCTGAGCTTGATTGGAGCACTTTAAATAACTTCAATAGAGCGTTTTAACTTCTAGGAGTAAAAACTCGACCTCCGCCACCTGCTCTAAAATTAGGCAAGCGTCGTGAGGAAAAAGATTTGGCTACCAATGTGCCACCAACAAACCCTTGCGGAGGTTTGATTAGGAGGGCTGTCATTGCGTGAACTAAGGCATCCACCCTGTCTGGAGATTTTTTGGACTCTCCTGGCACCCAAGTTGTCATCTGAGACTCCAAGTCTGGAAGATAACCAATATGATGAATTCGATTCTGCTCGTAAGCAAGAACGACAGGTTCAGCGCGAAGCGCTTTACCGTGTTTTGAGTGCACTTCCAAAACTTTAACATTTGGGTCAATTGCATTAATTGCATTACGAACTAATGCTCCACCTTGGTTTACTTCAGCTACCACTGGAGCACCCCAGCGTCTAGCCATTTCAACAACTTTATTTGCCCACACCTCTGGGGAACCATGAACTGTTGCATCTTCTAGCACCCATGCGTGACGCTTATACAAATCACGGTCTGCTGTAGATGCGCAAACAACAATTCCACACTCGTCTCGAGGGTTTTCTGCAACAGATGGGTCAACACCAATACAACGAAGTGGAGCCTGAGGAGGAAGAAGTCCTTGTCTAGAACTTTCAATCATCTCCATTGTCCACAGTGTGCCTTCAACATCATCAAGCATTTCACCGTAAAGTTCTTGACGAGCAAGTGATGTTCCTTCATAAACACCCATGATTGTGTCTAGGTATGTTCCAGACAAGTTTCCAGCGTTATCCATTGTGGAGCCTCTAGTCACAATAACTTTTGAAAGGCTCTTTGAATTAGTTGATTCTTCAATCAATTTATAAAGAAGTGGAACTCTCTTTGGAGTAGTTGTACAAACAATTTTTGGTTTTGCACCAAGACGAGTGCCAACACGCAAGTTGTCAAATGCGGTCATACCTGCAGCATCTGGAGTCTGACGCCAAGCTGCAATCTCATCGCCCCATGCGTGAGTAAATTGAGGACCACGCAGAGAGTCTGGTTCATCTGCGGTAAAAAGTGTTGCGGTATTTCCGTTAGGCCAAGTTAAGCGACGTTTTGATGGCTCGTAATGTGGACGCTCTGATGGTGGAGAGACATTAATAATCCCTGATTCACCTTCAACA